TGTGTACCATGGTCGTTCATGATGACGAAGTTGTCGTCACCGAGTACTGCCATGGCCCACTCACCCTCACCTAGACATTGTGACCAATGATCAAACCAGTCCCCAATGTGGCGAGGGTCAGTTCCTGTGGCGTAGAATATTTTCTCTTTCTGGTTCCACCAACAAGAGAGCTTCTTGGAAAATGCATAAATCCACGGACCCAACACGACATTTGCTTCGTGTTTAGCTCCGAGAATGAGACGAGGGTCATAAGGAGTTCTCTTGAGGATTTTCTCCACCTTGACAAAACCTTTTCTGGTTGAGTCAATGGCTGCGAAGGTGCCGTTAAGAAGCGCACGAGCAGCATCGTGGGCTTTTCGGCGTGCTTGAGGAAACCGTTTGTTCCACTCAGCATACGATACCGCAAGTACCGGCTGGAATACCTTGGCGTACGTTGAGTTGAACCACTCTGTAACCATCTGCCATTTACCAGGTTGTGCTGTTGGCACTTTCTGGAGCATACGGTTGCGGGCGGCCACTGTTTCGTTACGTGCGCACGGGGTCGAGACGGATGGAATGTAGTTGGAGAAGCCAATCCAGTTAAGGTAAAGCATCTCTTTCTCTCTCTTCATCATGTCTACATCGACTCTGGCTTCGCTAGGCGCCTTAGCCCCTTCTCGGAGGGGGGCAAGGGCGTGATCATCTGGTACAACGTAGCCGGGCAATGACAGGCCGGGCGCGGGCCCGGTTATGCCATGCATGGCAAAACGATCGACTTCATAGCTATGTCTCAATGTGGCATTGACGGGTTGCGATGTGGCAGCGGGGATCGATGCTACCAAGAACAAGGCGAACAGCAGTTTGCCGGAGGTTGTGCGTCCGAGCACAACACCGGCAGAAACTGCCGCCAACAAAAAGAAGTGAGCCTCGTTCGAGGCAACGCCAATGAACCAAAAGGACAGGACAAGGATTAGCCAGAACCAAGGAAAGCCGGGTTTGCTTGGTTTTGCGTCGGGCGTTGCGTAGTCCCATCCACACATTGAGTTAAATTCGTCAACTCGGTCTCGGAGACTGGGTTGCGGGTGGAAAATCAGTCGGTACCAGTAGATCACACTGAGCCAAGAGGTCGTGTTCCACAGCTTACGACAAAATCGGTTCCACAAGGATGCCTTGTTGGCGCGACGCTTCAACAGAGGAAGCTCGCGATCGAGCTTCTTCTGAATGACGTTTTGCACCAACGCTGGAACATCCAAGACCTCACCGGAGCTGTCACTACTTGCCAGGTAGGACAGGTTACGGTCGAGGGTGAAATCGATTTTGCGCATTGCGGCCTTGTGGTTAAGGGACCTCAAGAGTTCAATGGACAAGATGGAGCATCCGGTTGGAGCAACTGCCATGGCCAATCCCGCACTCACGAGAGTGTAGGATGTAGGCAGTTTCTTCAGCCATGGATCGGTAGCGGCAGATACGTAAAGTCCGTCTGGTTGCCCGCCCTTGAACGTGGTAGTTTCGTACAAGAGGCTCGGTTGCTCACGGGGAACCGGGACGACGTCGAACTTAAACATAACGGCATTGCCAACTCTAGAATAGAGTTGTCTCCATCGCAGCACTTCGTTACCAAAACGAACGTATGGCAACGACAACCACCAAAGGACGTTGTCCATTTTGGGGGCTGAGCATCCATCAACTTTGACGACGCGGGTCGCCGGAGTCATGGTGTTGAAGGACATCCCGGTATTTTCTACCGTTCTCCATGAATGCTCGCCTTCGTGCTTAAGAGCACTGTTGAATGACCGATAATCATTGAAGACAGCATAATGGCAACCAGAGTCAGTCTCCTTGCACCACTGAAACACGGTTTCAGGGGCGCTAGAGCCAATCTGGGTCAGCACATCTATGCTGTAGGATGATGAAAAATCGGCCAACTGTACGTCATCACCGGGGTGGTCGAATGGAACATCGTCCTCCACGGTGAAACGGCCAGTGAGGCGAGGGATCTCGAAGCCTTTGAATTCCCGCTTGTCAAGCATGCGGAGGTTCAAAGCGCGGTTTCTGCCCTGTATGTCACAAAATTTGCCATAACGGTCAGCTTCAATGACAGCGAGAGCTTCGAAACATTGACGAATGCTTCGAGAAAGTGGATGACCACTCACCAGTACGCCTCGTTTTCCGTTGAGAATGAAGAGTACGTCGGCGAACTTGCTGCGAATAGTGGCGAAGTCGCTGGGTGAGAGGTGAATGTCCAACTTCACACTTGGAAGTTTGGAGTGCTTTTGGGTGGGTTTTTGCTTATGGTTTTTACCATTAGCGGACGATTTGTCGTCCAAGTTACTGTTTGCAGTAGAGTTGCTATTTGTAGCAATAGGCTGCTTTGCAGCGGGGATTTTCTGTGAAAA